CGGAGGCGACAAGGGGTTCACCGACTTGCCGACACTCCAAGTCCAGAGCGGCTTGAGCGCAGCCGCAGGCAAGACAGCCGCCGTGGATTTCAACACGTTCGGCGTCCGCGATCTTTTGCTTAATGCAGCCTCGGTCACGACCGAGATCGAGATCGAACTCACGACCGCAGGAGAGCGCAGCACGATCATCCTCCAACCATGCACGCTCACGGAAGAACTCATCAGCCAAGGCGGCTTGAATTAATGAACGGCCACACTTTTCATTCGCTTGTCGGCACGTCCGCGCCCGCAGCCGCTGTCTTGATCTCGTTTTCGGAAGCTGAAGCCTGGCTTCGTATCGCTTCTCTCGTCCTAGGAATTTGCATCGGTGCGGTATCGCTGTATAAAATGCTCAAAGCAAAAAAACCATGAAAATACTACTCGCAAAATTGAAGGAACCGTCAACAATTCGCGGAGTCGCGATCATCGGAGCCGTTGCCGGTTTGAGCTTGGAACCAGCAAAGTGGGACGCGATAGGCGCGGCGCTTGCGTCGATAATCGGACTTATCGAAATCTTCCGAAAGGAAAAATGAACGCCAAATCCATTGCGCTTTGGATGATCGTTCTTTCATTTGCGTTCTTGGGGATGGCGTTTCTGACTTCATGCTCTGGAATGAATAACCCGTCGTTATGCGTCAAAACGGATTACGGCACATTCTGCTACACGCCGGAATTTTCAAAAACTCTCCACGATAAATGACCTACGACGAACGAAGCGAGATCCAGCTTGCAACGCTCCACCCAGAAGCACAAAAGGCCGCACGGGCCTTCCTAGGCGTTGCAAAGGTCATCGCTGCAAAGATTGGCTGTGACGTGAAGATCATCAGCGGAACGCGATCTTATATGGAGCAAGATGCGCTCTACGCGAGGGGCCGCACGACCCCAGGGAAGAAAATCACGATGGCGCCTGCCGGCCATTCAAATCACAATTTCGGCATCGCTTTCGATATCGGTATTTTTCGCGGCAAAGAGTATTGCGGCGAACACCCGCTCTACAACGAGCTAGGCACGCTCGGCAAGAGCCTCGGCCTTGAATGGGGCGGCGACTGGAAATTCGTTGACGAGCCGCACTATCAGCTTCGTCCGCATTGGGCGAAGGGCATGACCGAGCGGGAAATGCTCACCATCCTCCGCACTAGAGTATCGAAAAAAATAGACATCCTCGCTTGAAAAAAAAGAGACAACCGACGGTTGAATCAGAGCGAACTGAAGCACTCGCGGAAGCGAAGCGCATCCTGTCCGAACACTACGATTGTGGGTTTACCATAGTATCGTGGGAGCAAGGCGGGGAGACCATGCACGGGGAGTTTGTATTCGGCAACAAATATGCTGTCGAGGGACTAGCGAGCGACTCATTCAGCATTTTATTTCCAGACTTGGAAGAAGAAGAGGAGGAAGACGAAGCGTGAAAATGACACTTGAATACGACGAGACCGAGCGATACGAGCACGAGGTTGCCTGTAAGGCGCTTGATATTTTGATCCTAGTGGATGACATAGACCAAGAACTCCGAAGCGCCCTCAAGCACGAATCCGGAGCGTTTGCGAAAATGGACGAAGACACGATGGAAGCCGTCCGCACTTGGATATGGGAACAACGTAGCGAACGAAACATCCCAGAACTAAAATGAAGGGATGGAAAAAATGGATGGCAGTCGGGTGCTCGCACGGCGACCAAATCGACCCAGATGCACGCAAAAGTGTCCTTACGTTCAAAGACCGATGGAAGCCCGACACGACGATTCACCTGGGTGACTTCCTAGACCTAGCCGCTTTCCGTTCTGGGGCTATCTCCGATCCGAACTCAAGCGACCGCGCTGCGAGCATCAGCGACGATCTTTCAGCCGGTATCGATTTTCTGCATGAACTCCGGCCACAGCATATACTTTTTGGAAATCATGAGGCGAGGCTTTACAAGCTCGCATCGTCGCCTAACGCGCTAGCGGCTCACGCCGCTACGCTCACCATCCAAGCTATCGAGAAGACGGCGAAGGAACTAAAGGCGCGGCTGTATCCGTATCATATTCGTAGCTTTTACGAACTCGGAGGAACCAAGTTCCTGCACGGTTATATGTACAACGTGCAGGCCATCCGCGATCATGCGGAGACCTACGGTCAATGCGTATTAGCCCACCTTCACCGCGTAGGCTGGGAACGCGCTCGCACGCTTGACGGGCCGTCGGGCTATTGCGTCGGTATGCTTGCGCGGTTTGATATGGAATACGCTTCGACACGCCGCGCCACCTTCGGGTGGTCGCAGGGCTTCGCGTATGGCTTTTACAAGGACAACTCCATCACCGTCAATTTATGCGAACGAAAAATAAACAACCCTTGGCTCTTGCCGCTGTAGGTAAAGCTTGGGACGCTTTCTACGAAACAACAAAAGTAGAGAGCGAGAAAGACCTAGCCAAGCAAGGCTGGAAAACGATCCGCGCAATTTCAACGGAATCAAAAATGACCGTCGCTGCGATCACTTGTCGAGTTGAAACAGCAGTTGGGAAAGGGATGCTTGAAACAAAAAAGGCAACGATACAGACTAACCAAGGTGCTCGCGAGGTAAATTTATACCGCCCGATCTCAAAATAAAAAAGCCCGCAGAAGCGCATGGGCATTGGTTGCGCTCATTTATAAAGACTTTTCCTAAGAATTATTTTCGCACTTCGCGAAAATTTTTCTTTTCATCTTGAAGGGAATGGATGAGAGTTTGCACATCGAACGGGACGAACCCGAACGATAGAAACCAAAAATAGAAAACACCAAATGAAAATCAAAGTTGCACTAAACACTAAAGGCAGAGAACTCTCAAACGCACTGGAATTCGCAAACGGAAAAGCCAGATCATCGACCGCTTCTGCAATGGACATTCTTAACGCGACAGAAATCGCAGAAAAGCAACTCGCCGCATTCGGAATTGCTAAATCATCACGCATCGGAGCGGAACTCACATATACATCCGGCGGCTCGGTGGCTCGCGCCTACAAATACACACGCATTGCAAATCGGATCAAGGCGGTGCGCGGCGGCTCTTATTGGTATGTTACCAGTATCGAGCGTGTTGAGCTTTTTCCAAACCAAGACGGCGGAATCAAAGTCGGCCTAAACGCCGATCAGGAGAAAACAGCACTCAGCCAAGTGCGCAGCAAATTCTACACACTTTAATTTTTTAAATATATGGAACCTATCACATTCTTAGCCCTATTCGCCACCTGCACAATTTGTGCATTCATCGCCGGATACCTAATCGGCAACATCAAAGCCACCTGCGATATGGAACAAACTCGCAAATGGTGGATGAACCGCCAAATCAAACGGGAGCGCCGGTAGTGACCGCCGAAGAAAAATATGACGCTGAGATCATGTTTACACGCAATATCCTTTGCGGGATGATCGAGCAGGCCGTCGCGGATATGCGAAGCGATAAGGTTTTCTTGAGCAAACAACTGAACGATCTTCAAGAACTCGACCGCGATACAGCGTTGCATTTCATCCGCTCCAAGGCATTCCAAGGCATCTGTGATGTCCTTGCCTTACCGGCAGACAAAATAAAAACCCAAGCTTTAAAATATGAACATCGCGATTGATCCAGGCACAACCCACTCGGCCTTTGTGCAGTTTCACAACGGCAAAATAGTCGACCACGGACACCTGCCGAACGAGGAGATCCGCCAGATTCTTATCGGTCGCGAGTACACTCGGTGCGCCTGCGAGATGATCGCATCTTACGGTATGGCGGTAGGCGCAAGCACCTTCGAGACTTGCGTGTGGATCGGGCGCTTCATCGAGGTGGCACGGGTGGACGTAGAACTAATTTTCAGAAAAGATATCAAACTTTTTCTTTGCGGAACGATGCGAGCAAAAGACGCCAACGTGCGTCAGGCATTGCTCGATCTCATCGGGCCGCAAGGAACAAAGGCCAAGCCGGGGCCAACATACGGCATCAAATCCCATTCGTGGGCGGCACTCGCTGTGGCCGTTTACGCAGCACAAAACAACAAAGGAAAATAGAAAATGAAAACATATAATAAACTAATAGCCAAAAATCAATTTATATTAAATAAGTATGTAGATGAGAAGAGGGAACTTGCAGCAAAAATATCAGACCCTGAAT